AGTGACCTGTGCTGCCCACATGTAGCCTGAATAGGTGACCCCGCCGATCACTTCCTCGTAGTACACGCCGGTTAGCCACGGGTAGTTCCGCAGTTCGTAGAAGACATCCAAGGTCTCGGTGCCGAGCCAGGAAACGGTGGTAGGATCTCCGTTTATGTCCTTGACCAGCGCCCGGGACCACAACGATCCGCCCCCGCTAGCCCAACCGAAGCCCACCTCAGCCAAAGTCAGGGGGGTGCCGCCCCCGTGCGGATTGAACCTGAACGTCTTTTTCTGCCAGCCGTAATATGGGGTGCTACTCTGCGCCCCAACAGTGGTGGAGGGTACAGACGAATTGGTGCGCAGGTACGTGACCAATGCGGTGTCGTCATATGTGGGGGCGGTGTTGCCGGACCCCACCGAGCAGTATCCAATGATACTTCCTGTGCCCCAACGATTAAGGCCGGTGGTTGTGATAAGGTTGGACTGCCAGTCAGCGATGATACGAGACCTTCCGTCAGGCAGCGTTCCGATAATGCAGAACCTCCCCGACACCCCGATGGAGGGTAGTTTGAACGGGTCGCGGTTCTCGATGATCTTCGTCCGCGGAATCCAGAGATGTGGGGCTTGCATCACGCTTCCTCTATGGTTATTGAGAACGGCCCTGGTGGCGCTACGGTAGCCGCGTCCTCTGTAACAGAGAAGTACAGGTGGAACACAGTCTGCTCTATGCCTATGCTCCAGGGGTCAGGCGGCGTGACAGTAGCTGAATCGCTTGTCAACTCTACAGTGGCGTGAAACACCGTCTGCTGAATGTCGCTGCTCCAAGGGTCAGGCGGGGTGATGGTAGCCGCGTCTGCATCAGTCCTTGGCGCACCGCTGTCGGAGTAGATGTAAGACCAGAATACCGTCTGCACAATGGTTGAAACAAAGGGGGCGGGGGGAGTAACCCCAGCAGCGTCAGAGAACGCCGTAGAGTACGAAACAGACGAGAACGAGGACGGGTCGGGAGGGGTCACCCCAGCGCTCTCAGTAACCTCCAGCGGGTATAGCTCAGAAGTTACCAGGATGGACCTTTCCACCAATTGCTCAAGTTCTGCAGTTAGCTCAAACCAGCCGTTGCCGAGAGCTTTTACGGTATAGTCTGTTGAGAGCCTAACGCAATGCGCTGAAACAGGGCTGCCATCAATTTGCCCGGATAGAAGATCGAGGGAGAACCACGAGAAGCCGTAAGTCTCCAGGAAATTGGTGGCCAACTTTAACTGCGCTTGCGATAGCTGGCACGTAGCTGTGAATGTACGCTTGTTAGTGGAGTGCCGACGAGTCTGCCTTGGGTGCGCCGTGTCGAAAGGAGTGCGAACAATTCCAGCGTCTACGGTGTAACCATAGCCTGGGGCCTCAAATGCCGGAAGACCGAGAGATTCCCAACTCATTGTCCTACTCCATCGGCAATCTCCAGTGACAGCGCCACCTCTATTGTCTCCCCCTGTAGGGACGAATATGCTGGATTGGCTGTGATTCGGACAACGTGTGGCGCAGCTACCTGGCTTGAGTTGTCGCCAGTTACCAACCCCATGGTGAACCACGCAGGCCCCTGCTGATTGACGAACTCTTCTAATGCGTAGAGCATGTCGGTCGCAATGGGAAAGGTGATGGTCGCAGTCCGCCGGCCGACGGTCCACCGCCTACGCTGCCTGACAGCCCCAGACTGCATCTGCGTCCTCACCAGACCAGCGTCACGAGAATATGCGTATCCGCTGAGGTTGGGAAGCGGGAACCCGGCATCAGCCCACTGGTCCCCTAAGGGCTGCACCAGCATCCGTGGCGCCCCCAGGGGGGAGTCCAACGCGATGCGGGCCTGCACAGGCTGCACCGCAACGATATGCACGGTCCCCAAGGGGGAGTCCAACGCAATACGCGCCCCCTGGACAGGCTGCCAAGCCACAAGGGCTGGCGCCCCCAGCGGGGAATCTATCGCGATGCGGACCTCGTTCGCCACGGGTTAGCCGATAGTGAAGCTGATGCCTTCCACCGGGGCTCCGGCCACCACGGTAAGGCTGGTCAAGACCAAGGTGTTGGCCACAGGGGTGCTGCCTGCCGAGCACGGCACCTCGTCCAGCCAGATCTTGTCAGCGTGATCCTTTAGACGCCCATAACTGGCGGTGCCTCCGTTCGCGGCCTCCTCATCCCTGGCCCCGAAGGCCATAACGAGTTGCCCAGTGGTGCCGTTGACCGCTCCCGCAGGGTAGTCCAGGGGCAGAGTGGAAAGCACCACGTCACTGCTGTCGCAGATCTCCACGTAACAGGTCGCCCCTGCCGCGTCGATTTCGTCCAGCAGGGCGGTGTGAATCGCTATGTATGCGTCTGCATGCCAGTTCATGTGAAGACCTCCGGCACATGCCGGTGCATTTCGATAGTGGTGGAAAATTCGTCGTTAGCTGTCACTGAATTGACTATGCAAAGCACTGGATCTGGGCCCAGCAGGCTGTGGGTTACGTGCACCGGTGTGCCAACAGGAATAACGTGGCCCTCCCCTTCAACTTCTACCGACACCAAGCATCTCCGTAAGCTCAATTGCTTCCATCTCTGCGTTACGTAAGCCAGTGCGGTAGCGTAGTCGCGGCATCCCCACAGTGTCACGGACTCTGGCTTAACCGCATCAGGCGGGTATATGGCGTACAACGCCGCCCCATCGCCTGGGTCGCGGTACTCGCCCTCTACTCCGTCTGGTTCTTCCCCGTCAGTGAACATGGTTTGCTTGGTTATCTTAACTATGGTGTCTTCCGATAAAGACATGGATGGGAGTATGTGGTTTTTATCCTCTACTATTGAGACCATTGAACCGACAACCGTAGGGAACGCATGCTGCATTTGCACTGACAGTCCTAGCGCCTCCCAAAGAGTGGTGTCCTGATCGTATACCGCGTCAAAAGTCTTTCCCGCTGTCGCCCATTGGGTCTTTAGCGCCTCTATAGTCGCTGTATCCAGCTCTGCCGACGGGCGGCGACCGCCGTAAATAGTGTTAGTGAGAATATCGGTGAAGGCGTCGGCAGGATTTCTGGTCGCGACCCCGTTAAGCTCTCGCGTACAGTCCACGGAGACCCTGGAAGCAACGTCGCTGGCTACGCCCTGTGTCGCCTTCACTTGCATGGCGAGGATGGTTGTGTCGCCATATACAGTATCGCCCATGGTGTTGCCGAGGACGGCTTTAAGCCCGGTCCATATCAGATCAGACCTGTCAGAAGCTTGGCTAGATTTATCTGACGTCCTAAAGCCCTTTACTCTATAGCGGCCATTAGGTACGTTATGGTACAAAGTCCTGCGCTGAAGGGTGGTGGTGGCAAAAGACTCTGCGTACTGATAAGTGCTCGTGTTTCCGCCTGGAACCACATTACCCGAATCGTCGATCTCTTCTGCCCTGAACTCGGCTGATACTGCGAACGACAACAAGTTGCCGGTGGTGCTGTCTACAGCATAACAACCGCCAGGGAACACCAAATCGTAACATAGTAGCGCGGTCGTAGCGCCAACCGGGGTAACGGCAAACGGTCCTACAGCAGTTGATGGATCTGGCGAACTCGGATCTGCTATGCGTAGTGTAGCGGTGCCCTCATCGCTGTCTACTGGCCAGGTAACCCCGCCAGCTAAGTGCCCTTTCTTTGCGTAATCTGGCGGATAAGGTTCGCCTAAACCAGGATTGAAAGCGACCCCCGCAATATGCCAGACCTGATACGTTCCGTCGCAAGAATCACTGTTGCTTATTTCAACCCAAATTGGCGCACCAGACTTGAAAAGTTCCAGGTGGGAAAGCGCCTCAATATCAAAATAGAAAATAGCTCCAGTGTATTCCCCCCTTTCTGTGTCCCAAAAGCCGTTCCATAATGTCACGGGAGATGTGAACGCATACAGGCCACTGCTACCGCCTCCCAGCAGTTCTTGATCTGAAACTTCTGGAGAAGTATACATGTTCTCGTACAGCCCGGTAGCCGCCTGCATGACGCCGAAGGTTTGCCTGTGCGCCCCGGAATTGTAAACAGAATATGACACCACCCCAGGTATCATATCATCAACAGCGGTATTGGCCAGCTTTACGCTATGTATCGTGAACCTACCCTGGCCCAGACAAAGATACATTCCAATGTACATCTCGTTGTTAATAAACCAGGAGTACGGTGGCGCCGCCAAGTCCGGCACTATAAGATTTCGGCCATAGGCCACTGGGATAGGCTGCCCGATTCGGGCAACATTAGTCGGAGTGTTAAGATTGTATGTTGGAGAAGCGGCAGGCAGTTCTGCCAGCACTTTTGGCTGGGTTGGTTTTGACGCCTTGGGGCCAAAAAAGTGACTGATAACGTAATTCAGTGCTTGGGCTATGACGATGCCAAGTATTATTCTACCGACGATCACGGCGGCAGCAGGCGTTGCCGGGGCAACTGAAATAGTTACTACGTCCCCATCTACTATAGTCCTGTCGTAGTCCTCGACAGCCAGCCTGTCCATGCCGATCAGCGTAACATGCGGCCCAGGGAACCCAGACGGGAATTTCCGGAGCAAGAAGTCAATAAACGGTCCAGAGTGCTCGTAGGTGCGAGCCTCGCAGGTGTTCATGGGGTTGGTCAGGACCGTTATCCGACCCATCTGTAATACTCTATTCGGCGATACCCGGAGGCCCGTAGGGTGGCTTCAGATTCTACTCTCGCCCCGAAACCTTTGGTAGCGTGAAGAACGCCAAAAGGCGTCCAAAGACCGACGTGGTGGATACGGCGGTGCGTGCTCAGGGCGACCACGGCGCCGGGCTCAGGGGCCTCCAGGCGCCTCCAGGAGGGCGTGGCGATCTGCCCCTCCATCACAGCTGCCGCCTCGGCCTGGGCGCCTTCTGGGGTGGCTAGGTCGCCCGGGTAGGGTAACCCCGCCAGCTCGTAGGCGCGGACCACCAGCCCCCAGCAGTCGTAAGCGGCGGGGCCTCTGGCGCCCCAGACGAAGGAGGCTCCGACCAGCTGGCGAATGATGGCGCCCCAGTCGCTCATCGGCGACGCAGTCCTGGAAAGTGCGACAACCTGTAGACCTCAGTCGGGAACTTCTGGTTAAGCACGTCAGAACTACTGGCAGTGGCGGTGACCGCCTCCTCCGTGATAGCGATGTTGGTCAATCGAAACTCCATCCACGGGTCTATCTGCGGGTCTGGGTCACCCAGGATGAACACAGAATACCGACACACAATCGGGTATATGCCCCCCGGGTTCGCTCCTGTACCGATGGCTGCGCAAAGGAACTCGTCCACCTCTCCTTGAATGCCGCACCACGTCAGCGACATATCAGAGCGCCCCGATCCGTCTCTCTTAGGCAGCACCATCTGAACTGGAACAGGCAAGAACAGTTGCACGCTGCCGTCTACGTTACCGGTGAATTCTTCGGTATGGTCGATCAGGTACCGCGTCCCGCCGAGCGGGTGTGAGATAACAAAAGCGTGGCGCCAGTCCACGTCCACTTCGGACGTGTACCGAGCTTGGAGTTCTGGGGACAGGCTCATCGCCCGACCCTCCGCACTCCGGATGCCTGCATGGCGTTGGGCAGGGCAGACCCACCCTTGTAGACACGGTTCGCCAACTCGGCCTCGATGATGTCGATGGTCAGGGTGTTATCGTCTTGGCGTACTCTGGCGGTCTCTCCAGGGCGGGTGTTGACCACCACGTTGAACACCGGAGCCACTCCCGAAGCAGACACGCCCAGATCGCCGTTGGAGGCCGTGGACAGCGGCAGCACTACCTCTGGCCTGCCTGCCTCGGCCAGGAGCCCCACACCACCCGCTGCGAAGGCGTGGAGGCCCGGGAAGCGCATGGGGAAGAAGGTGGGCTTGGTGTAGATGCCAGAGGGGAGGGCAGCGGAGAAAGAGCCGCCCCGGGCGTAAGTCCTCACGCCAGGGAGGGGCCCGATGAACGCGGGGTTCCCAGATATGGCAGAGGCGGGGGCAGAACCGCCTCCCAGCAGGCCTCCTATCGCCGTGGAAGCCAAGCTCACCAGCCCGGACAACAGTCCTCCGTCTTTGCTGGTCGACGTGGTGGCCGGCTTGAACAGCCCCTGGATAACCTGATCGGCAGCGAACCTTGCAGCCGCATCCCGCATGCCGGTAAGCATCTTCTCAAAGCTGAACTTGCCGCCAGCGAACGCCTCAGCCATTGCGTCCCTGAGATCGGTAAAAGCCTGCACGCCGATCTTGGCGAAGTCCTCGGAGTCGTAGCGCAGGGAATCGAAGAACGTCGCGTACTCTCCCTTGGCCTGAGCTACCTTGGTCAGCTCCCTGGACAGGGCGAGCTGATACTCCTCACTGGAGATCGCGTTCATCTTCTGGGCCAGGTCTAGTTCGAGCTTGGCGTAGGTGAAGTCTTTCACCTCCTTGGTGCCCTGACCGTACTTCTCGCCGAGGGCTTCGAGTTCCTCCTGGTTTCGGATAACCTGCAATTCTTCCAGCTTGCCAGTACGAATGCCGTACTCCTCCCACTTGAGCTGGTTTTCACGAGCTTGGGAGTTGTGCTGCAGGGTGGCGGTGTAGACGTCCGTCGCGGCCTTCATGGCTTCGCGCTGGGACACTTCTGTGACCCGGCCCGCTGCCAACTCCTGATTCCAGTAGTGGACCTCCTGGTAGGCGTTCCTAAGGGCTGCCTGGGTCTCAAGCTCTGTCTTTCGCAGCCCCTCGATGTGCTTGCCGATAGAGAACTCGTCGCGAGCAGCGGAGGCGGCTGCCTTGCGGGCCTCTGCCAGCTCTTTCTCGTCGGCGGTCAGGAAGGTGACCCGCTTGGATTCGTCGACGAGGGCGGAGTTTTGCTGGGTTGGGGAAACTCCCAGCCCCTGCAAACGCTGGCGCACGTTGGAAACGTAGTTCGGGTCGCCGCCTCCGTTGTACCTGCGGATGCCGCCTTCTACACTGCCTCCAGACTGTCTGATCTTCTTACCAAGGAAGTTTCCAGCCAAAGCAATCTGGCGCTCTGCGGACATACCGAGGATGTCGCTTCTCGATAGCCCGTACTCGGCAGCAGCCCCCCGACGGTTGAACTGCCCCATGCCCCAGGAGCTGTTGTTGTCACCGACAGCCCTGGGATTGAACCCGCTCTCCTGCGCCAAGACCCCAGCCAAGGCCCAGGAGGGGAATCCTTCCTTAGCCGCGGTAGCTTCAATCGCAGATTGGTATGGGTACTTGCCACCGGCCCGCCCCGTCTGAGCCGCTTCTACCGACTGGACGACACTCTGAGACATTTCCTCGCCGCTCAGGGTGACCTGCCTGAAAGCCTTGGTTACGATGCCTGCTCCCGCAGCGATGTCGCTGAAGAACTGGGTGCCGCGAGCCAGGGTCTGCTCGGTCAGGTCCATCATGCTGCGCCTGAGGTCCTCAAGATCCTTCTTGAGCTGCACGTTGGCCATGTGCACGTCGTAGGCGGTCTTGGTTGTTTTGTCTTGGGCTTTGGCTACGCTGTCAAGCTCGGATTGATAGGCTTTCTCGGCGTTGGTGAGATCTTCTTTGACCTTTAGGTGCCTAGTGCTGAAAGTCAGCATGTCGGCATGTAGCGCCTCCTGCGCCGTGTGAAGGTAGGTGGTTGACACGCCCTGTGCGTCTAGCAGCTTAATCGTGCTGCGCATAGTGGTATTGGCATCTCTGGCGCGGTCAAAGTCTGCGCGAGCTTGGGCTTCCGTCGCACGGGCCGCGTCAAGAGCAGCAGTCTTGCGCTGCAGTTCGGTGCCACTAATCAGCTTCAGCTTGGCATGGTAACCCGCCATCGCCTTATCACTCGCTGCCCACACTTCTGCTGGGGTAGCTGCAACGCGCTCAAGATCTCCCCCCATACCTGTGCTGAGCTTTCTGGCCTCGCGCATCGCGTTAACCAGTAGATTCATGTGGGCTTCCATGCCCTTAGTTGCTAGCCCGGCATCTTGAAGCGACCGGTAGTAGGCGTCCCAGGCAGTAACCGAGGCTTCAATTTCTTTGTCTAGCTCAGCAAATAACGCTTTTTTCTTTGCTTCGTCTAGTTCTGCATAGGCATCTTTCTGCCTGACTAGCAGATCTAGGAGTCGCGTCTGTACCCCGATTTCGACACCGCTCGCTGCGGCAACTTGCTTCGCCGCACTCATCATCTCCTGCTCACGCTCTCTGGAAAGCCCCAACCCTAATTTATCCGCGTTGGCCAGTTCCCTTGGCAGATTGGCAAGCCCCGCTTGATTACGCCCGGCGCGAATACTGAGTATGTCTATCTCAGCCTGTTTTTCCGCCATACGGGCTGCCAGCCCAGCTTGCGCGAACTGGTTTTGCGCCTGCGTGTTGGCCTGGATCTCTTTACCTACCTGCTTTAGCTTGTCTGCAAGCGTCTGTGTCTCTTCCGCCGTCCTCTCTGTTCCGTCCGCCATAGCCTTCTGAAGGTCTTCTTGCTGTTTAAAAAGCTCCAGGATTGACCTCCCTAATTGCTCGGCCTCAAACTCATTCATGATTTGATCATGAGCCTTCTTCTGGGCCTCTCTGAAGCTATCGTAGGCATTCCCTACTTTATCGACTACATCAGGCATACCTAGAAACTGGTTATAGACCCATTTTCCAGCTAAGTACAGCCCCCCTAGAGCGGCTGCGACAGCTAGGACCTTCGCTGCCAGCACACCAAGCGCAACCCCTCCGGCTGCAAAGGCTACTTTTAATCCGGCAAACAGGGCGAATGTTTTCGTAACTACCGTCAACACCCCAGAGATGGTTCCAAGAACCAACTTGACGGCAAACAGAGCCAGCTTGAGGGCAATCAAGCCACCAACAAAAAGCGCCAAAGCCTTTCCGGAGGCTATGAGGGCAGCGTAAAATTCTTTTACTGTATCCTTATTAGCGGCTATTGCCCTGGTAACGGCAAGCACTTCCTTAGCCGTCTTCATGATTGATTCTTTGAACTCATCATACATGCCAGCTGAGATCACAGAAAGAGATGCCGCGATGGCATCCTTCAGAGACAGGAAATTTTCTGTCATCTTCTGAAGCTGGTCTCTTGACGCTCCTTCCGCCTCTGTCAAGCCTTTAGCGAACGCCTGCACACTCTGGGTGCCCATACCAACGCTTTTCACTAGCTGCACGAACGCAGGGGTAGCATAAACTCCTGCAGTCTTCCTTAACAAGTCCAGATTCTTGGTACCGCCAGCTGTGGCTATACTAAACTCCCGTAACATCTCCTGTAATTGCTTGGCGCCTCTTCCCGAGTTTCCTAGGTCTACGGCCATATCGGTAATGCCATCCAAGCCTTCGATGCTGCCAAACTGGCCGAGAGAAACCCCAAACCCTTCCACCAAGTCAGTCACCTCCTGGGCCGGGGTAAACAGAGAGAGAAGCACCCGGCGCATACCCGTACCCGCACGGCTCGCCTTGATGCCGGCATTGGCCAGCACTTCCATAGCTGCGGTAGTATATTCCAGAGAGACGCCGAAAGACTCCGCCAAGGGGGCGGCGTAAGACATGGCGTTGCCGAGCTGTTCTACGTTGGTGTTTGATTCCGTCGCGGCCTTGGAGAGCACGTTCACAATCCTTGGTAGATCTTTTACACTCAGACGGAAGCCCATCATGATGTTGGTCGCGATGTCAGCCGCTTGGCCAAAATCCAGAGCCCCGATGGTAGCAAGGCGCATAGTGGACGGAAGCGCCTTGGCTACTTGCTCAGAAGTTAAGCCTGCCAGAGCAAGCTGCTGCGCCGCATCAGCAACCTCTACCGTCAGATATTTTGAGGAATTTGCCACCCCACGAACGGTCTCGTCTAGCTCTTTAAGATCAGCAGTGTATTGCGCTGAGCTAAAAGGATTACGGGACGCAAACGCACTCAGCTCAGAGAGCGCCTTTTCATATTCCAACGCGCTTTTGACCGCCTGCCTAAACGCAGAAGCGACGGCGAACATTGCCGTGGCCGTGAGAAGAGTAGCAGAGGTGTACATGCCGAAAGATGTGCCCAGGCCATACAGTGCTGACCGCATTGCTGCGGCAGCCTGTTGGTTCAGGTGCATCTGGATATTCAGTTTCTTTGTCGAGAAGGTAGCCTTGTCTTCCTCCTCTCGTAGCCGCTTTATCTGGGCAATCAGTGCCGGCATGCCACCAGATCGGCGGGCCTGAAGCAGAGCCAGTTCCCGCTCAAGACGGGCTTGTTCTTTGAGTGCTATCGTGCTCTTGAACTCCGCTGGGTTTGCCCGCTGCGCGTCCAGCTTAGCCTGGGCCTGAGCACGTTCCTTGAGCAGCCTTATACGCTCGCGCTCTGCAATGTTGACGGGGTTCAGCTCGCGTAACAGGTTGGCTACGGCGGCTTTCTCACGCTCGGTAGCGGTAGCGGCGTCAAGCGAGGCTTTTGCCTTAATCGTGGCGTTTTCAATTGCAATCCGCTCAGGAGAAGCCATGTTGGAAATCTGGCGGTGCAGTTTGGCAAGCGCCGCTTCCTCAGTCTTTACAGAGGTAGCCTTATCCAAACGTGCTCTAGCGTCAATCCTGGCATTTTCAGCTGCAATCCGCTCAGGAGAAGCCATGTTGGAAATCTGGCGGTGCAGTTTGGCAAGCGCAGCTTCCT